CAACAAAATCGTTGAACCGCTGCACTCACGCTGTACGGTCGTTGATTTCCGCATTAAGGCAGGCGAACAGCAGAAGTTACAGGCGCAGTTCTTTGAGCGCCTACAGGGCATCCTAGACGCCTCTGGCATGGCGTATGAGGACAAGGTGCTGGTCAAACTGATTCAGCGTTACTACCCCGACTGGCGACGCCTGCTGAACGAAGCGCAGCGTCACTCTGCCAGCGGTGCCCTTGACTCTGCTGTGCTCTGTGACATTGCTGATGTAAACACAGACCAGTTGATGCGAGCGATGAAGGGTAAGGAATATAATGTTGTGCGTCAGTGGGTGGTTGATAACATGGATAGTGACCCTAACACTATCATTCGTAAAATCTACAACTCTTTGACTGAGGTGCTTGAAGGTTCTTCTATTCCTCCTGCTGTGTTGGTGCTTGCTAAGTATCAATATCAGATTGCGTTCGTAGCTGATCAAGAGATTAATCTTCTCGCTTGTCTAACTGAAATTATGGTGGAGTGTAAGTTTAAATGATTGATTTTGCTCAGATTGATTTGCCTTGGGTTGCTAGAACTCTCTCTACTATTTCCACTCCCACTGAAAATATTCAGTATTTTGATGTTGGGAGAATGGTGGAAATGATTTACGAGGAATGTAGCAATGGGTTGCTGGTGAGGCAAAATAGTATTGGAGTTGATTTAGTTGACGGCAACAATGTCACTTATGAAAGTAAAAAGGTGACGTTTAAAAACGTTGCAAAAAAATCGGTTAGGGGTGCCATTGTTATGAATGGGTGGGGCGAAAAAGATGTGTCAGATTTTGTTCCTGCTGATTACTATATTTTTACCGACCCCAAACTGCTGAGAGCTTGTTGTGTTCCCAGTAATATGCTGTATAATATTAAGAAAAGCGGCACGAATATTGTTGCGTCATGTAATCCACAACCAGAGCATTTTTTCCTAGATGGCGGTGAACGTATTGAAAGAGATTACTTCCATGAAAAAGAAATCTTTGCTAGAAACTTTATTCGGAGTATGAAATGAAATCCCTGAAAACCCCTCTTCGTTATCCTGGTGGCAAATCTCGTGCCATGAAATATCTACTACCTAAGTTCCCTAAAGATATCACAGAATACCGTGAACCTTTTCTGGGTGGCGGCAGTCCTGCTATTGCATTCAGTAAGGAATACCCAGACATTCCTGTATGGGTGAATGACCTTTACAATCCTTTGTTTACTTTCTGGTGTATTCTGCGTGATGAAGTAGATGGTCTCTATGAGATTCTGAAAGGATATAAAGAAGAATACAATACACCTGATGCCGCCCGTGAACTATTCAATCAAATGAAGATTGAACTGAACCACCCAGAATCAGAAGATCTTTATCGTGCTGCTGCTTTTTATGTCATCAACAAATGTAGTTTCTCTGGTCTGACAGAATCATCTTCATTCTCTCCACAAGCAAGTGACCACAACTTCACTATGCGTGGTATTGAGAATCTTCCTAAGTATTCTGAACTGATTCATAACTGGAAGATTACAAATCTCAACTACTGGGAGATGATGATGACATCTGCTCCTGTCGGAACATTCTGGTTTTTTGACCCTCCTTACGATATCAAAGATAATCTCTATGGTAAGAAAGGAGAACTTCATAAAGGATTTGACCATCAGATGTTCCATGCTTACATCACTCAAGGTAATGTAAAAGATAACTGGATGATTACCTACAACACCAATCCTACTCTCATGGAGTGGTATGATGGATACAATCAAACCAAATGGGATTTAACTTATACTATGCGTTCTGTAGGTGACTACATGAATGAACAAAAAGACCGTGCAGAACTTTTGATTACTAACTATGACGAAACCAACTCTATCCGAATATCTGACTTCTATCAATCAAACCAAGAAGTCGGTAGTTATTGATGAAGAATCAGAAAAAGCATATCCACCTTTCATTGTAAACAAATGTCTATCTGCTTTCCATGACACAGTTCTCTTTGCCAATGAGATGAACATGTATCCTCAGTTGGATAAGAAGATGCAATATGACTTTTTTATAAATAGTATCAATCCGCGTAAGCGGTTTTCGCCTTGGGCGAAAAAATCTCAAGTAGAATACCTTGATGCGATTAAGGAGTATTATGGTTATAATGACGATAAAGCTCTACAAGCATTGAGAATATTATCTAAGAATCAACTTGAACACATTAAAAAACTTGTAGACAAAGGTGGGAAACGATGACTCCTGATATCGAAGTAGAATGGAAGCAAGCTGATATGGTTGAGGTTACTCTCAATGAACCTGATGATTTCCTCAAAGTTCGTGAGACCCTAACTCGCATCGGTGTTGCTTCTAGAAAAGAAAAAAAGATTTATCAATCTTGTCATATCTTACATAAGCAAGGCAAGTATTATATCGTTCACTTCAAGGAGCTGTTTGCTCTTGACGGAAAGAATACAAATCTTTCAGTGAATGATGTTCAACGTAGAAACAGAATCATTCAACTCCTCAGTGACTGGGGATTGATTGCTGTTGTAAAAGCAGATGCTATTGCAGATGTTGCGCCGTTGAATCAAATCAAGGTTCTGGCTTTCAAAGAGAAAGACGAATGGACGCTTGAAAGTAAATACAACATTGGTCGTAAGAAGACCGAAGCAACCGAATAATTTAGTAGGGAGTTCCACACTCCCTTTTTTATTGCTCTTTGATATATAATACTATGAGATGCCTTAGGGGTCTCTAATAAAAACTCGCTTATTCAAGGAGCAATCAAATGACGAATACATATACATGGGATGTTTACACCCCATTCAACGTAGGATTGGAAAATGTTTTTAATCGACTTGATGCTATGTCAGGTCACAATACAAACTATCCACCCTACAACATCATCAAAAACGATAATGCTAACTACGAAATTGAAGTCGCTCTGGCTGGATTTAAATCAGATGAGATCGAGGTCTCTACTGAACAGAACATTCTCAGAGTTGCCTCTAAAGTTGAGAAACGAGATTCTGAAAGAACATACATTCATAAAGGTCTCTCCAAGCGTTCATTCTCCCACAGCTGGCAACTCGCAGATGATGTCAGAGTATCCTCTGTAGATTTTGCAGATGGTCTATTAACAATCTCATTGGAGAAGATCATCCCAGAACATCAGAAACGTACTACATATAATATTGGTGCTGATAAGCAACAACTTCTAACCGAAGGATAAATAAACGCGGGGTAACCCAAATATCGTCGGCACCAGGGGCACGGCTGGTCAGAATCAGCCCTTGCCCCCTTTTATTTTTTGTGTTATAATATTGAAATCTATAGGAGATTTTTTATGGTCCCAAAAATTGTTTTGACAAAGTACGGAGAAAAACTAATCACTGCAGTCGGAGAAGTAACTGATACAGAAACAGGAAAGGGATTGGGGTTTGTTTTCAAATGCCCTTATACTTTGAGTATGACGCCTTCAGCAGAAGGACAGTTTTCTGTAAACTTTACTAAGTGGATTCCTTATTCTATTGATAATGAGTTTAAAGTTCCTTATGATGTTGTATCTGCTGTTGGAGAACCAGAACCAGATATTCTAAATGTTTATATTGAAAAGTTTGGAGATAGATTAAATGACAACGACACCGTATCAACCACTGATTCAAGTGATAGTGCTGAAGAATCAGGATTATCTGATAGCGCAGATTGAGGAAAGAGAAGAAAGCCCAGAGTGTCTTCTAACAAATCCATATCGTATTATAGATATGAGTTATTGGGATTACTCGAACAGAGAACAAAAACATGTTGCACCCGCAGGAGCGGTCTTTGTTGAACAATCTGAAGAAACTGAAATCAATGAAAAGACAGGAGAGGAAGTAATCACCACACAAACAGATTACATCACTCTTCAAAAGTTTCCCAGGTATACTACACAATCTCAGGTGTATCTCAGGTCAGATGACATTCTGACCATTTGCGATCCTGGTCATCTTGTGCTAGAATGCTACCAGAAGACTGTGGGTTGACGCATGAGGTTTTATACGAACATTGAACAGGCGGGGAATCGCATCCTCGTTCGTGGATATGAAAATGGTGACCGTGTTCAGTATCGTGTAAACTATAATCCCAAACTATACATCCCCTGTAATAAACAGACGGATCATAAGAGCCTTGATGGGCGTTATCTCAAAGAGGTGCGCCCTGGTTCTATTAATGATTGTCGTCAGTTTATCAATCAATATGAGGGCGTAGAAGGATTTGAAATTCACGGAAATACTAGATACTTATATCAGTATATCAACGAGGCATATCCTGATGACGAGATTCGTTTCGATTCTTCTCTCATCCGCACATTTACTTTGGATATTGAAACTGGAGCAGAGAATGGTTTCCCTGATATTGAATCAGCAGACCAAGAGATTCTCCTTATTTCTATCCGTGATTCTTTTACAAATCGCATCACTGTCTGGGGATCAAAAAGTTTCAAGAATGAAGACAGACAGGTTGATTACATCCACTGTAACGATGAGACGAAACTCCTTTCTAGCTTCCTCGGTTGGTGGCAGGAAAATACTCCAGATGTGATTACAGGTTGGAATGTTCAACTATTCGATATTCCATACATCTGCCGCCGCATGGATAGAATGCTGGGTGAAGACCACACAAAACTTCTGTCGCCTTGGAAACTAATCTCTTCTCGTGAGATTTATATCAAGGGTCGCAAACAGATTGCATATGATATTCCTGGCGTTGCTTGTTTGGATTACCTGGAACTTTACAAGAAGTTCACATACACCAACCAAGAATCATATCGACTTGATCATATCTGTTCTGTAGAACTTGACGCTAAGAAACTCGACCACTCTGAGTTTGATACTTTTAAGGAGTTCTACACGAAAGATTGGAATAAGTTTGTGTTGTATAACATTCATGACGTTCGCCTTGTTGACCAACTGGAAGACAAGATGAAGCTGCTTGAGTTGGCATTCACTATGGCATATGACGCCAAAGTAAACTACGAAGATGTTTATTCTCAGGTGCGTATGTGGGATAACATTATCTTCATCTATCTGGCGAAGATGGGTATTGTGATTCCTCCTAAGAAAGATAGCGTCAAGGATGCTAAGTATGCTGGTGCGTATGTGAAAGAACCTATTCCTGGCATGTATGATTGGATTGTGAACTTCGACTTGAACTCGCTGTATCCACACCTCATCATGCAATACAACCTGTCGCCTGAGACGCTCCTAGACCGCCGTAGCAGCGTCAATGTGGATATGCTGCTGGATAAAGCGTTCGATACCTCAGACCTCGTAGGGGAGACCCTGTGCGCCAATGGAACGCATTATACGACGAAGCAGCAGGGGTTCCTTCCCAAGTTGATGGAGAAGATTTACGAAGACCGAACCATCTACAAAAAGAAGATGCTTGCTGCCAAGCAGCAGTATGAGAAAACCCCAACGATTGAGTTGAAGAAAGAGATTGCTCGCTGTAATAACATTCAGATGGCACGAAAGATTCAACTCAACTCTGCCTATGGTGCTATCGGTAACGAGCACTTCCGTTACTACAAACTTGAAATCGCTGAAGCAATCACTCTTTCTGGTCAGCTATCTATTCGCTGGATTGAGAAGAAGATGAATGCTTATCTTAATAAAGTTTTGAAAACAGAGGATGTTGATTATGTTATTGCTTCAGACACTGATTCTATGTATCTTAATCTGGGCCCTTTGGTTGAAACTGTATACAAAGGAAGAGAGAAAACTTCTGAGAGCATTGTCTCGTTCCTTGATAAGGTCGCTTCGTTGGAACTTGAAAAGTTTATTGAAAGTTCTTACCAAGAACTGGCTGACTACCTCAACGCCTACGACCAGAAGATGAAGATGAAGCGTGAGAACATTGCTGAGCGTGGTTTCTGGACCGCCAAGAAACGCTATGTTCTCAACGTCTGGGATAGTGAAGGTGTGCGTTATGCCAAACCCAAGATGAAAATCTGTGGTATGGAAACGGCACGTTCTTCCACGCCAGCTTACTTCCGTGACAAACTTGAGCAGGCATATACAATCATCATTACTAAAACTAACGATGACTTGATTGACTTCATCAACGAAATCAAAGAAGACACAAAGAAACAGAACTATCTCAACATCGCATTCCCTCGTGGATGTAACGGTCTGAAGAAGTATCGTAGTGCTGCTGACATCTATCAGAAGTCAACACCGATTCAGGTGCGTGGTGCTCTGCTGTATAACTATTACATTCGTAAGAACAATCTGGAGCACAAGTATCCTGTCATTCAAGAAGGCGAGAAGATTAAGTTTATCTATCTGAAGACACCAAATCCCATTCGTGAGAATGTCATCTCGTTCTTTCAACAACTGCCGAAGGAACTGAACCTTGACAAATATATCGACTATACGCTACAGTTTGAGAAGAGTTTCCTCGAACCGTTGAAAACTGTGCTAGAATGTATTG